GTCGGGCCGGTGTTGCCCGTGGTGCCTTGCGGTCCCGTTGGTCCGGTGGGTCCAGTCGCGCCAACAGAACCGGCGTCACCTTGAGGCCCTGTCGGTCCGGTGGGACCGGTTGCCCCCGTATTGCCAGTCGTGCCTACATCGCCCGTCCTGCTGAACGTGATGACGCAAGCCTCGGAGTTGGCCGGACGCGCGCCGGAAACATAGGCCACCGTGACGGTTCTGTAGCCCGTCGAATTCGCCACCGCCGAAACCGAGAAGATGCAATAGGTCGCATCCGCATTCGCATTCGAGTTGATGACGAGATGACCCTTCACCGTGCTGCCGGAATCGTCCCATGTATCGAGGTAGGCGGAAACGTCCGTGCCTTCCTGTGTGAGATTGTCGATATACATGGCCGTGACGGATGCGATGGTGGCATTGTTCAGCCTGAACACGCCCTGGCCCGGATCGGCGGCGGCCGTGGTGGTGGAGAAGTTATAGCGCAGTCCGCCCTTGTCGCCTTGCGCGCCGGTCGGCCCCGTGGGTCCGGTGACGCCGGTGGGGCCTGTCGCTCCTGTTGGACCTGTGGCGCCAACTGCTCCGGCATCGCCCTGCACACCCTGCGGACCAGTCGGGCCTGTCGGGCCGGTTGCTCCGACAGCGCCAGCCGATCCCGTGTCACCTTGCGGGCCGGTTGCACCGGTTGGCCCGGTTGCACCCGTTGAACCAACCGCCGCCAGCACCGCCCAATAGGTCGCATTCGGCGGCGCGTTGCCGGTCGTGGCCTCGATGCAGATGTAGCTTGACCCACCCGAGGTCACGACGTCATTGACCTGATAGGCCGTGCCGTTGTCGTAGGCTGCTTCGAATGTGATGCCGACCGGACCCGTTGCGCCCGTAGCGCCTGTTGGGCCAGTCGCACCTGTCGGACCTGTGGCACCAACCGCGCCGGCCGATCCCGTGTCGCCTTGAGGCCCAGTCGGACCCGTGGGGCCAGTCGCGCCGGTCAATCCTGTCGGGCCGGTTGGACCCGTGGCACCTACTGGCCCAGTCGGCCCCGTCGCACCCGTGACGCCAATGGAAACCCAGAGATCCCACTCGGGGTCAGTGCCGGGAACCTTGTTCGTGCTGCCTGTATTGGCGATCCACGACGATCCTTGATACTGCACGCCGTCATTGGCCACGTAGGCCGTGCCGCTGTCCCATTCGCCCTGCCACGCCACGCCGCTGCCAGGGGCTCCAGACGGCCCTGTCGCGCCCGTGGGGCCTACTGGGCCAGTCGGACCAGTTGGGCCTGTAGCCCCCGCCCCCGTTGGTCCCGTAGCACCTGTGGGGCCGGTTGCGCCGTTGGCTCCTACCGGACCTTCAGGTCCAGTTGGGCCGGTAGCACCAACAGCGCCAGCCGGACCCGTGGCGCCCGCCGGTCCAGTGTCACCTTGAGGGCCGGTAGGGCCTGTGGGGCCTGTTGCACCATTCGCGCCCGTTGGGCCTATCGGACCTGTTGGTCCGGTGGCACCCACCGCGCCCGTCTCGCCCGTTGCGCCAGTCTGGCCCGTGGCACCCGCCGGACCTGTCGGACCTTCCGGGCCCGTGGGGCCGGTCGGACCCGTCAGCGAAACCGCGAACGGACCCGCGTCAGTCCAACTGTCACCGTCCCACACATAGAGGTGATAATCATCCTCGACGATGTAGGCATCGCCGACATCATTACCGGATGAAGGGAGGTCGCCAACGAGAGCAACCGTGCCCTTGTAATCAATGCCGCCGCCGGCAGGGCCAGTCGGACCCGCGGGGCCAGCTGGGCCGCTGTCGATTACCTCGACAATGACGATTTCGTCCGTGACGATCTCGACCGTCTCTTCGTTCTCGACCAGGACTTCGACGACGTCACGCGGCATCGACGTTCCCCCCGCCCTCACCGATGAGATTGCCCATCAGGAACACCTCCTCGCGCGAACCCACGGTCCGTTGCATCTCGTACTTCGTCAGAGCCCCTTCCGGGATCGTCCGCGACTGCGCCACCGTCATCTGTATCGTCGCCCGCGCATCCGCGACCGACTCGTCTTCCGACAGCGTGATCCCGGTCCCGACGCCCAGCGTCACTGTGGAAGTCGGCGTCGTGAACGTGAACTTGAGCGTGCTGTCGAATGCGACGAGCGTGCCATCCTCGCCGCCAGCCCTGAAGCGAACGATGATTGGGTCTGGAGCCCCGATATGGACGTAGAAGTCCTTTCGCGGCGTGCTTTGAATGCTGGACATGGCGCTCTGTCACCTCGATCATCAATAATCCGTTGTCACCCAGGCGGAACCGTTCCAGACCTTCACCGGCTTCGCCACCCAGGCGCTGCCGTTCCAGACCTTCACCGGTTTCGCCACCCAGGCGCTGCCGTTCCACACCTTGATATTGCCTCCGGCAGTAGCTGCGGGGCGAAGCGCAAGCGTCAGCGCGGCCCAGCTGAAATTCGTGGAGTCCGTGGCGTCATGCAGCCATTGCGTCGGCGTGAATGTGCCGCTCGTCCAGTCGCTCTTGTAGGCCCCGAGAATGTTGACATCATCCGTATCGTTCTGCGCGGCGCCATTCGTGGATGTGTATCCTGTCACGTTGTAATAGTTCTGCGCTCCGCCGTTGTGAGCTGACGCGGCAGCGGAGAAAATCCACGCTCCTGCCGTCGATGGCGTTATGGCTGGCGGCGTCGGGCGGTTTGTATTCAGCCCCGTGGCGGTTGTCGCCGCGACATCCAGCGGAGTTGTCTTGTCAACCCCTCTGAACACCATGACCATGGTGACGCCGGCATAGTCCGCGTTCCGCGTCGGTCCAAAAATCACCGAGGCATCGGGTGTCGGCCCCATGAACTTGTAGGCAACACGCAGATGGGCTTCATAGTTGTCGTTCGAGAAAAGCTGCGAGCCGATCAGCGTGTAATCGTTCACGCCATCGGTTATATCGAGGTTGAGGGCCGCCACGGCACCGGATGAGCCGACGCCGAATATGGCGATCACGAGGTCATCTTCCGCCACGGATGACGAGATGCCGCCGCTCAATCCGCTGCTGAGCGTCATCGTGCTGTTGCCGGACGCTGCTCCGGCCTTGCCAGCGACCTTGCAGCCGACAAAATCGATTGCCATCAGTTCGTATCCACCCACAGATCATTGGTGGACGGGCTGCCAGGCTCCGTGGTGCCGACGCTGATGTTTCTGGTTGCAGCCGTTCCAAGTCCGAGCGCGGTCCTCCCGGCAGCGGCATCGGCTGCGGTGATGAGCGAACTTCCGGTAGCGGTAGCACCAATGGCCGTCCGCGCGGCTGACTCCGACGCCGCGGTAAAGACCGCGCTGCCGACGCTCGTCGCGCCGAGATTGGTGCGTGCCGTCGCCGCCGATGTCAGGTCAGAAAGGTTGCTGGCCTTCTTGGCGGCCAGCGCGTCGGCGCCATCCACATAGGTTTTCGTCGTGGCGTGAAGCCCGCTCGACGGGGCCCCGGAAAGCGTCAGCGCTCCGGTCATCGTGCCGCCAGCCTTCGGCAACATGGTATCGGCGTACTGCTTCGTCGCGGCGTGCAGGGCAGAGGACGGGTCGGCATGCAGTGTGATGAACCCCGTCATCGTGCCGCCGGTCTTGTCGAGCTTCCCGTCGATGGCGGTGGACGAGGTGTCCTCGCCCACGAGGTCGAAATCTCCGCTTGTCGAGTTATAGATCAGGAACTGGCCGGAGCCAGCCGTTGCCGGGCTTCCGGTGATCTTGTCGTCCCATGAACTATCGACGCTGCCGGAGATCGATACGGCGTAATAGTCGCCGTTCGAGAACGGACCGGACAGCGCATATGCTGCGGTCACGTCAACTGATCCCTTGTACGATCCGGCGACCGGGACGAGTGAGCTATCGATCACGCCGGACGCATTCGTCCTCACCACCTTCCCGGCATAGGTCGCGGAACCCCCAACCGTCGTCTGATAGGCCCCGTCATCGACATAGCCCTTGGTCGCGGCATGGAGATCGTCGGACGGATCGGCATGGAGTGTCAGAAACCCGGTGAGGGTGTCGCCCGCCTTGTCAACCTTGAGATCGTCGGCATCATCCACGTACTGTTTCGTGGCCGCGTGGAAATCGGAGGACGGGTCCGCGTGGAGGGTGAGGAAGCCGGACATCGACCCGCCGGATGTCGAGAGCTTGCCGCTGATCGATGTCGAAAGCGCGGTATCGGCCGCATCAACGTATTGCTTCGAGGCGGCATGGAGCGCGGATGACGGATCGGCGTGCAGGACGATGAACCCGGTCATCGTGCCGCCGGATTTCGACAGCTTCGCGTCAAGTGCCGTCTGGACGGCTGAGTTGATCGAATTACTTGCCGCCGCATATTCGAGGGATGCCCACGCGGTCACGCCGTCGCCCACCTTGAAACGGATGTCCGATGACGAAACGCGCTCGATGCCGATCTCGCCATCTCCGAGAACGATGTTGTTGGCGGCCCAGTCGGCTGTGCTACCGACGAGCTGCCTCATCCGGGCGAGTGTGTCTGCCATGGTATCCCTGTCAGGCTGTCAGGCCGGTTGGCCCGGCAATGATGGTGTCGGTTGACGGGCTCGCAGGCGTTCCCGCCGTGATGGTGTCGGTTGACGGGCTCGCAGGCGTTCCCGCGATGATCCAGTCTGCCGGCAATTCCTCCGCCGCGAGAGGAAGAACGCTGACGTTCAGTTCGGCCTGAACGGCCACCCGCACATGCGTCGGCGATAGCTGTTGCACCGAGATATCCCCGATGTAGCGCACATAGTGCGGCACCAGCACGTCAGATGTCGCCCCGGAGTAGGAGCTTGCCAGATCCATGTAATGCCAGTCATAGCCGTAGCGGTTCGCCCAGGACTGCCACTGCCAGAGTTCAGATATGGACAGGACCATCGAAAGGCTGGAAACGTGCCGCTCGCGTTTCGCGCCGCGCCGCTGGCGGGTGTTACCCCTCTCGAAGGCAATGGCCGAGATGCCGTATTGCGTATCGACGCTGTAACCTTCGACGGATGGCGCCGGCAGGCCGGAAGGGTAATCCGTCACAGCACTTCCTCGAGATAGGCCGCGATGGCCGATGGCGCCAGTTCGGCGGCCACCGATGCGCGAATGCACTCCTGCCCTATGGCCTCCGCCGATACGCCGGAAATCAGCCGCACGAGGACCGTCGAGACGTTCAGGTCGATCCGTCCCGCATAAAGCGTCGGAATGTCGATCTCGAACCAGCCATGGCCATAATCGGCCACCCACTGGGACCACGTCCACCATTCGCTGACGGTCAGCAGGAAGGACAGCGTGAACGTGTGCGGCATGGTGTCGAACACGCGGCGCTGCGCCTGGTCCGTGTCCGTCCCGGAGCGGATCACGCCGGATGCGACGGCGAACCCGTAGCCGTTCAGAAGCGGCTTCGGCAGGGATGCCGGATACTGTTCAGCCATGGCTACACCAGGAAGCTCATCGTGCCGGTGAATATCTCCGGCGCGTAGTTGACGGCCTCGACGGTCACCGTGCCGTCGCCTGTCGGCTTCGTGGCGACCACGACGAAATCACGGACCAGCGTCGTGGCGTCACCGAAGGCGAAAGAGGTATACTCGTATTCATTGTCGTAGTTGACTGTCGTCGGCGGGGAGGACGGCAACAGGACGATGTTGTCCCGCGACCCGCGCGTCACGGCGATGGGATCGGTGACGCTGCCGTCCGGCTTGCGGAGAAGTATCTGCTTTTCGCCGCCGCTCCAATCGAGAGCGTGGTCTACCGTCAGGATGGTGCCGTTCCGCGCGATCACCAATCCGCCGTCACCCCAGCGCGGGACATTGTGCGAGATGCCGATCCGGTCCCCGAGCTGGAGGATAAGCCCCTCAAGCTCGGTGTCGAAGCTGACCCGCTTCCGCTGTGACCGGCTGCGCTGCCACGTCAACCGCGCATACTGCGCCGCGTGCGTGGCATTCGTGACGCCGGGAAGCGCGAACCGGTCAGGCCGCAGCGCATTCGTCGGATAAGTCGTGTAGGACTCCCGGAAGTCCTTCGGGTCAAGATATTCGATCTCGACGCCATCGGCGGCATCTTCCTCGTCGAAACTGTAGCTGACCGTCATCGATCCGGCCACGATGTTGGCGTCCGTGAACAGCGCCGAGCGGACGGCCTTCACGCCATCCTGCGCCACCGACATCATCGGCCCCAGTGGCAGCGGCTCCGCGGCGAACGGCGTGGTGATGGTCCGCAGCGCCTCCCATACCGTGCCGGGCGCGCGGAAGACGTAGTTGAACTGGTAGGCAGACCAGGTGGAGCGCAGGCTCGTCAGCGTGGCGGTGTCGAGTTCCGTGCGCGGGCGTCCCGCGCCGTAGGTCGTATCAACGTAGACATCCGCGAAGGCGTCAGCGGGATTGGTCGAGGCCGCCAGCGTGCCGCCAGCGGGCGGCGGCAGCAGGCGGGACGCCTTGCAGCGGATGCGGATCGAGGCATTGGACCCGAGCCCCTGGCTGGCCTTGATCCGGGCTGCCAGAAGCGTGACGTTGCCGTAGGCATCACCAGCGGGATAGTCGGCGTAGAGCTTCAGGCCAGACCAGATGAACCGGTCGCCGCCCTTGTTGGCATTCGGCGCGTCGGTGATGCGGGTCAGCTTGACGGCCCAGCGCGCGCTCTTCGGCGCGGTGAACATGTACGACCGGCGCAGCGGCGACGAGATCTCCGTCCGGTTCTTGTCCGATGTCGAGGACGTGCTCGTCGTCGTGAGGTTCGGGCCGGTGATGCTCGTGCTCAGGATCGTGCTGGTGGTGACCGTGGTCGAATAGGTCGGGCCGACCGGCGTGTCGTCGTCATCGATCTCAAAGTATTCCACCAGGAACTGCGTGTTGCGTCCGCGAATGTCGCCGCTGTCGTCAGGACGGAACTGCCCGGCCGGAAACAGGATATCGATCTGGAACTTCGACCCCTGCTGTCCCGGCTTGCAGACCGCGAAGGGCCCAGCGGTGTCATTCGCCTTGAGGAACTCCTGGTTGTCAACTTCGGGCGACGAAACCACGTTCTCGTGGAACCCGCCACCCATGGCCGCCGCGATGGTCCCGAGCGTCGAATTGTGCTGCGATGGCTTGAACGCCTGCCAGGTCACGATGCCGGAGGCCAGCGTGGCAGTTTCCGTATCCCCGACATACACATCCGAGACGTCGATGTCGCCATGGCCGACGCACATGATGAGGTCGAGATACTGGACGCCGTTGTACCGCTGGCTGCTCAGGCTCGACTGTGACCAGTCGAACCAGGAATAGGGCTGCGCCACATAGTCCGGCGTCGTGATGACGGTTCCGTAGACCACCGGGATAGGGTCACCGATGCGCGCCGCGTTCTGGTCCGACGCCACGTCGAACACGGACGTCGCCGTCCCGCCCTTCTTGCCCTGCTCCGCCTTGGGGGCGAAAATCCTCATGGCGAAGTAGCTGACGCCCGCCAGCGCGATGGAGATCAGGAGGTTGATCGCCAGCGCGGAGAGCGAGATCGGCTCCGCCGGCATCAGCGCGATGACCGCGACGTCATCATCGAGGACGGCGTAGTCCAGGTCATCGAGCGGCTTTTCCACGCCGTTGACATAGAACCGCACCGGCATGCCGAAGCCGCGCGGGTGCTCTGCCTGAAGCCAGTCGATGACGCGCGTCCCGGTATCAACCGGGAAGATTTCGCGGGTATGCGGGGCCAGCGGATTGCGGAGAAGGACTAGCGATGCCATCGCCAGAACTCCGTATGAGAATACAGCAGCCGGAAGCGCGGCAGCGGGTGCCAGGCGGAACCGAATGCCCGTGAGGCGTGAAGAACGCCGCCGGAAACGACAACCCCGACGTGATGCGGCCGAGCCCGGCTTCCAACGATGGCGATGTCCATATCATCCGGCGTCTCGACCGGCACCGTGCGTCCGCCGTCCACCTCTCCCGCCAGCGCGGCAGAGATCGCCCGTGAAGCCGATTGCGGGCCGGGGGCGGCCTGATACCAGTCCGGCAGAGAAACGCCGCGCACGGCCTTCAGGACCGCCGCCACGAGGCCATAGCAGTCATAGGCATCCGGCCCGCGCGCCCCTTCCCGGTACGGCAGGCCGATGAACTGGTCCAGGATCATCGCCTGAGCCCCGGAAAGTCGCTGTAGCGGTAGAAGGTAAAGGGGAAAGCCCTGTTCAGCACGTCCGTGCGCGTCGCCGTGGCCGATACCGCCTCGCGCGTCACCTGGACGCCCGTGATGATGAGGGATAGCGGCGGGTCGTTCTGAGGGACCGTCGCCGCGGTGTCGAGGTAGACCCGATATGTGCAGCGGATCGGCTCTTCCGGGAGCGCGATGGCGGCTTCCAGCGGGTCCACCAGGTCGCGTCCGATGTTGGCGATGGTCAGTCCCATGTCCTGTTGCCCCTGCCCGTCCAGCGACGGCAGGACGATGCGGAACGGCATCGCCACAAAGGTGACCATCTGGCCGGTTTCAAGCAGGAACTGCCACGGCTGGTTATCGGAGGTAACGTAGTAGGTCTGCGGGAAGAGGGAGTGCGAGAACGCCAGCGTCTCGATGAACCGCTGCGTCGTCGGCGCGCTCGCGTAAATCTCTTTGAGAGCGGCGGAAATGGTCATCAGCGCCCGGCCCTCCGCAGCCCATAGCCGCGCTCCACCGCCTGCGCGATGGGGTTGCCGCCGCGCGCCAGATCCTTCGCGATCTCCGCCTTGACGATATCAATCTCAAGGCCGCCGTTCATGCCGCGCCTGGTCGAAACCTGAGCCCCGGCGTAATTGTTCACCGTCACAGCCATCTCGCCGCCGCCCATGCGGTCCATCGGCGTGATCCGGGCCGGGCCGTGGATGATCTCCGGGCCGGCCTCGCCAGCGATACCCCACTTGCCGGAGCCCAGATAGCCGCCATTGGCGAACAGGCCGCCGAAGACCATTCCACCGATGTTGATCCCCGCGCCGCCTCCGCCGGTCAGCCCGCCCAGAAACATCCTGATCAGGCTATTGGCCGCCATCTCGGCAGCGATGTCGGCAAGGCTCTGGATGATGCTCTGAGCCATCTGCGCAAACGCCTCTTTCGCGCTCATGGTGCCGGTGATCAGGCCGGAGATGGCATCGCTCAGACCGTACTGGATGGTATCGCCAATGCGCAGCAGGCTGTCCGAGAACAGGCTGGCCTCGGGAGTCGCGCTCTTCAGGTGCTCCTCCAGCGCGGAAACGGCCTTGCCCGCGCCGTAGATGTCCTCGATTGTCGATTGCCGTTCCTTCTTGCCCTTCTCAGGCTTCAGCACCGGCACATTGGCGAAGGGGTTGGTGGTCGGTTTCAGGGACGGGAAGGCGAATTGCCCGGCGCCGCCCATCGGCCCCATGTTCACCACTGGCTTGCCGCGATACTGATCTCCGTTCAGCATCGCCCAGAGTTCCTGAATGGCCGACGGCTTGTCGGAACTCAGGTTGGCGAACATCTCCTGAATGCCCTGCACATGCAGCGAGGCGGCCTCCACCATGCCTACGACCATGCGCTGCCACATGGTCGCGATGTTCGCGGTGGTGCGGTTGTAGGCTTCCTCGATCTCCTGAAGCCGGGCAACCTCTTCGTTGCTGTGGTAGACGCCGCTCGCGACCATTTCCTGCGTGGCGGTATCGACGCCCTCCGCGCCGGTGCGGAACGCCTCCACCAGCTCACGGCCCACGCGGGTGCCGAGAACGCCGGTGGCCATCGCCAGCTGATCGGCTGGCGTCTTCGCGTTGCGCAGCAGATCCATGAAGTCGCGGATCACCGCGTTGGTATCTCGGCCTTGCGCCGTGAGCCCGTTCGCGGCGAAGAGCTTGCTCAGCTTGGAATTGACGTCGGTTGACTGCTCCGCGATCTCCTGCAGGCCCTTGGCCATTACCTCGGCTGACGTGCCGGACGCCAGCGCCATGCGGTTGAACACCTGCACCTGTTCGGCGGTGATCCCTATCGTCTCCGCGAGATCGCCAATCTGGGCGATCTGCTTGATGGCATCAGTAACAGCTGCTCCAAGCGCGCCGATACCAAGGCCGCCCAGCATGCCAGCGAAGGCGGCGCCGAGGGTCGAGAATGATTTCTGCAGCCCCGCGAGGGATGACTGAGCCTGCTTCAGCCCATTGGCGAATGCCGCCGTGTCGATCCCCAGCCGGACCATGAGATTGCCGATTTCTGCCTGGCTCATTGCAGTGTCTTCAGCTCCTCGGGATCGCCGCCAAAGGCGAGGAATATGGATTTCAGCGCAATCAGGTGTTCTTCAGGCGTCTGCCGCCTGCCGTTGCCGGGCCGGTTGCCGATCAGCAGGCTTTCCAGCTTCGGCAGCTTCCTCGTCCGGTCCAGAGCCACGATGTGCCAGGCCAGAGACATGCGTTCATCCGCTTCCCGCTCAAGACGGCGCATCGCGCCCTTCATCTCGCGGTCCGCTTCCATCGGTGTGATCTGCCAGAAGCGCCCCGGGTCGAACCCCGCCGCCACCCAGTTCAGGTGGGCTCCGGCCCAGTCCGTCCGCGCTTCCGGCCTTACCGGTTTTTTCCGGCGGCCCCCGCGGGCTGTGGGAATGCCAGCATCATCGCCTTGTTGATAGCCTCGGACGTCGCCGCGGCCCCGGCCTCGTGCATGATGTCGCCGGCTTCCTCGATGCTGACGCCGTGATGGTGGCGGAGCCCAGCCCACAGCACGGCCCGCACCACCGACACCCGGCCCATGCCCGCCACGATGTCGCTCAGGCTCTTGTCGAGATGGTTCTCCAGCTCGCAGACGGAATTGATCGTGAAGGCCAGCGTGTAGGTTTTCTCGCCAGCCTTCAGGCTGACTTCGCCACGGTGCGGGTTAGGCATCAGGCCGCCGCCCAGGTCGGCTTGCCGGTGATCTTGAACGTAGCCGAGGCGGTCATCTTGTCATCGACCGGCGCCTGCGGCTGATAGGCGGTCACGATGGCGGTGAACACCACGTTCGCGCCGTTGGCGGCAGTGATCTTGAACTGCCCTGCGGTGGCCGCCGTCAGCGCCGCGATGATCACGTCCGCGTGATTGGGGACGTAATTCATCTCGATGGTGACCTCGCCCGCGTCCATCAGGCCGGGGATGTATTCGCGGAACTGGTCTGGCGATGCCATGTTCGTGGCGTCGATGGCGTCGCGGCTGTAGCCCGGCCAGGTGATCGAGGTGACTTCCGCCACGTCCACATAGCTAGAACCGTTATAGATTGCGAAATCGGTGTTGTAACCGATGACTGCCGTGGTGGCGGGCATGGTCAGGCTCCTTTGTGCCAGATGTTGAAATCAAGCGAGGTGCGGAACAGCTTGTCTGGCGTGTTCGTATCCTCGAAATCGTCGCGCTCCCCGATCAGGAAGCAGCCCTCGAACCGAATATCGTATGCCGTATCGCTGTAGCCGCTCAGTCTGGCCTCCACGGCCCGCGCCACGGCCTTCGCGCTGCCGTAGCTGGCCCCGATGCAGTCCACCTGTACCCGGCTTGCCACGAGGCCAGACGGGCCTTGCATGTGCATGTCGCGCAGGCCGCTGATGCGGTAGAGCACGATCCTTGGCGACGCCGCGCCCTGCGGAGATCGAACCCAATGGATGCGCGTGGCCACCAGCGCCGAGAGGTCCGTCCCCGCCAAAAGGTAGCTGCGAAGCGCCTCCTCCATCAGGCGGCCTCGTGCGCCATCAGCGCCGCGATGGAAGCCCGGTATTTGGCGTCCGCCGTGGCCTTCTTGCTCCGCCCGAGACGCCTGGCGGCCATGATGATCTCGTTGCCCAACTCGCGCCGGATGATGTCCAGCGCCTCGCGTCTGCCGCTATCCCATGCCGGGCGCATAAAAGGCTTGGGAGCCGTCTTCGCGGTCCCGAACTCGACCAGGTGGGCATAGGCCAGAACGCCGCGCGCCGGGCCGACGAACATCTCCGCGAAAGAGCCTTGCCCTTTGGCATCGCGCCGGGCCTGACGCAGCGCCGCCGTGGCCGCCTGCCGGCCAAGCCCCGCGCGCATCGCGGCGGCATACTCTGCGCTGCCAACCTTGTTCTTTAGCCGGGCCGATACGATGATCCGCCCCGCCAGTTTGCCGGTATCCACCGGCGCCAGCCGCGATGCCTCGCCGGCAATCGGCTGGCCCGCCTTGGTCAGCGTCCGCTTCAGCACGTTCCGCGCCGTGGCCTTGGGCAGCTCCGCCAGCGCCTGCTCAAGCGCGCGGAATCCGGTGGTCGAAACGGTCACCTTCATGACTCAGCCCTCGCCGCCGCCGTGATCTCGAGCATCTCCCGGCGTCCGATTTCCTTCACGCCTTGGATGTCCCAGGTGCGCCCGTCGTATTCAATCTGGTCGCGCGGATCGAGCGCAGCCGCCATGGCCGAATAGCGGACGGTGAAGCGGTTCAGCCGGGACGCCAGCGTCTCGCCCGCCCGCCACCGCTCGCCATCGCTTACTGGCGCGGCATGCGCCCAGACCGTGGCGACGGTAGTCCACTCGTCCACGGGCTCTCCGAACCCGTTCTCGCCGGACTTCCGGCGCTTCAGGACGATGCGGCGGTCAAGACGCCCGGCATCCATGGCTTAGAGCGATGCGCCCGAATACTGGAACCGGACATCGAGGATGGCGGTGGTGGTGGCCATGCCGACGAGGCACGAGTATTCCCCCGCCCCGATGTCAGCCACCGGGCAGATGCCGCCCGGCGTGTCGCTGAGATAGTAGGCCACGCCAGCCACCAGCGTCCCGCCGATGGTGCAGAGGCCGGATTTCAGCACCCGCACCGGCTGGCCCGCGGCCCCGCCGTTGAGGGCGATGCCCTTGGCCTGGCGCACCTCGGCAGATGCGGAATTGTTGTCGGCCAGATACCACTTGCCATCGGCGGCGGCCTTGTACAGCACCTGACCGGCGGTGACGGTCGCGCCGAGCGTACCGTTCTCGGTGTCGGCACCCGTGCCGGCCAGCACGTTGGCGGCAGTGATCGAGATGTCAGTCATGGTGATCTCCTGTGGTGGAAGGGGTTAGGTGCCGACGCGGCGGAAAGGACCGAGCAGCGAGGACACCGCGAGCGGAACTTCTGCCATCTGGGCCTCGCTGACCGCCTCGCGGTTGGCGTACCAGTGGCCGATGAGCAGCAAGGCCGCCGCGCGGATCGCCGGGGGGACGCTCGATGCGCCTCCGTACCCGGCCACGAATGTGATTTTCACCGCGTCATCGCGGGTGTAGGTCTGCGGCCATTGCTGGTTGTATTTCAGCGTGATGTATGGGCTGAGCCCGTCCGTCAGCACGGCATAGACCGATGCCGCCAGCGTCTGGATGCTGTCGGTGCTGTCGTAATACTGGACCGTCGCGGACTGGACCGGCGCGAGCGGGATTTCCAGGCGGTCGGAAAACGATGGGAACTCGACTGTCCACGTCTGCGTGACCAGAGCCCGCCCGAGAATGCCGCGATAGCCGTCAAGGTGCGCGAGCGCGGCATCCATCAGCCCGACAATGACCGCGTCCTCGTCGGCGTGGTCGACGCGCAGATGCGCCTTCACGTCACTGAGCGAAAGCAGCGCCTCCGTGGGTGCAACCGTGCGGACTGGAGCGAGCATGAGCAGCCTTCTGAAATGAGAAGGGCGGCCCGGAAGCCGCCCCTCAGGGTTCAGGTGTCAGTCAGATCAGGCCGGGGGATTCTCGGCCGGCATGCGCCACGGCTTGCACACCCACGAGGCGGCAAGGAAAATGTTGCCGCTATCGTTGCCCGCAGGCGTGATCGTCGCGCGGATGTAACGCTTGTTGCCGACGTAACCGAGCTTCCTGCACTCATTGTCGTCGTCGAACTGGAACCCGGCGAGGGCTTCCGTGCCGTTCATGTCGTCATCCGATACCGCGTTCGCACCGGACATGCCGGAGTCGTTTGACTCCTCCAGTAGGACGGTGAAGGTGGCATTGGCATCGGTGTTCGCGCCGAGCTGCACCGCCAGCATCACACTCTCAAAGTTCCTCACGTCAAGGATCTCGGAAACGATGGCGGTGTTGTCAGTGCGCGCCGCCTGGGGAGAAACCGCCCTCTTAAGGGTCAGGTTGTTCGCAATGTCGCGAAGCATGGTGAATTTCCTTCGTCAGTGTTGAGGGGGAAAGAAAACGGCGGGGACGATGCCGCCCCCGCCTGATTCGTTACGAGGTGCCGAACTTCATCAGCTTGATGGCCTCGAAATTCACGACGCCGCCGCCAGTGCGCTTGGTGGTGTAGAACTTCACGAAGGGCTTGGCGGTGAACGGATCGCGCAGGACGCGGATGCCGACGCGGTCGACGATCTGGTAGGCCGCGCGGAAGTCGCCGAACGCCATGGACAGGCTGTCCGTGGTAAGCGACGGCATGTCCTCCATCCGCGACACCGGATAGCCGAGGATCGTCTCCGGCTGGCCGGCGGCAAGGCCGGGCTGCCAGACATAGGCGTCCGTGGTCGCGCCGATCTTGAACTTGCGGATCGCAGTCAGGACCGCGCGCGGAGCCGCCCATCGGGCATTCGCCAGATAGCCCTGCTTGAGGGTTCCAACCAGGTCGATCAGCTTGTCCGCCTGCGTGGCAACCGTGGAGCCGAAGGCGCCATTGGTCCCCGTGGCGACGTGGCCGATGGTCCCCCAGGTCACGCCGGAGCCAGAATCGGCGGCGGTCGTGTAGGAAGTGAAGCCGCGGATCTTGGTGGCGCCCTTCACGAACTCCGAGTTCTCGAAGCGCGCAAACTTGTCCGCCACCTTGGCCGAGAGCCATGCCTCGATATCGACCGAGGCGTCATCGAGGATCGACTGCGTGGCCTTCGGCTCGCTGTCGATGATCCACACCGGGATCGACCACTTGCCGACCTGCGGCGTGGTTGTGTCGGAGCCCTGCGCGCTTTCACCGGCATAACCGGCACCAGCCTCGCCCAGATCCTCGATGCCTTCCATCTTGTCGCTGGAGATCGCCTGAACCGACGCGATCTGACGCATCTCCGAGGTTTCGTAGACCTTGGTCACGATGCGGCCGCCGGTGTCCGGCGTCACGAGATAGCCGCCGTCCGGGTCGGAACCGACCGAGAGCGTCTTCACCTCATCCGCCGTCAGCAGCCGCGCGTCCTTCGCCATGAAGTTGCGGAAGGCCGACTTGTAGGCGCGATAACCGTCTGCGTCGACCGGCTCGTAGGCAACCTGACGATCCTTGGCGGAGGCCTTGAGCGCGTCGTTGAATGACTTGAGCTCGACGTCGAACTTGTCATCGCCAGTGCCCTTGGTGCCGAGCTTGGAGAGACGGAGTTCGAGCTCTTCGCGCTCATTCTTCTCGGCTGCAATCTGGCGCTCCAGAGCGGCCTTGGCCTCGACGGCCTTGTCCAGATCCGTCTCGATCCGCGTCAGCTTTTCCTCGATGACGACATCGCGCTTCTTCAGGTTGGCGTCGTTCGCGGCCTTGAAGGCTTCAAAAGCCTCGCCCTGCTTCTCAATCAGGGGCTTGAGTTCTGCAATTTCCATGGGATTAACCTTTCATGGAGTTGATGTTTCGGCGGATCAGATCCGCCAACTCACCACCGTCCTCATCCCGAGGTTCCGAATGGCCTTTGAACCCAGACGCGGCAATTGCCTTCGCCTTGGCGTGTGAGAAGCCCCCTACATCCCGTAGGAAGTCCTCAAATTCTCGAATGGTCTTGACACTCTCGGCGGCTTTGACGCCCGTCACAAGCGCCTTGTCGTTAGCTGGGAACGTCACGATGGACACTTCCATCAAATGAATTTCTTCAAGAGTGCGCGGAGGGTCAGCAGGCTTCACTCCACGCGAGAACTTGACAGGCTTAAACCCGATGGAAAGGCCCTTAAGCGTCCGGTTCTTAAGACCGGCATAGACCTTCTTCCCTTCGTCTGTATCGAGCGGATCAATCCGTCCGCGCACTTTCAGCCCCTTGGCGTTTTCTTCCATAACCGTCCAGACGCCAATCGGTATTCCGTCAGTTGCGGGACCAAATCCGCGCTGGCCGTGCTGCAAAAGCATCGGAGGCAAATCTCCTTTTGCTTCCCATTCTCGCAGCGTGGTCTTGAATGCGCCCTTGGCGATGACGTCGCCGTAGCTGTCAAGATTGCCGAAGATGGCGCCGTAGCCCGAAAACTCTCCGGTCTTGGCGTCGAAGTCGTCCGACGCCAATTTGATCTCGATGCGGTCCATGGCTGCTCCTATCGTACCGGTCCATCGGCCGCCTGAGCGGCCTGCGGCGTCGGGTCGAACAACTCATCACCGCCTTCGATGGGCGGTAGTTCTTCGAGAGCCCGAATTTCGTTGCGGGTCATGATGCCTGGCGTGGCGTTCACAGACCCCACCATGCGCGTATAGAACTCGGCACGGTCGCGGGCAGCGCCGCGCATCAGCGCATTCGGTGTGAACTTCGTATAGTAGCCCTGCCTGCGCTCATCCTCAGTCAGCAGGTTGACATCGGCGCTCTGCTCGATCCGCTCGTACCAGGGCGAGAGCGTATGCACGACATGCGCAATGAACATCTGCTCCGCGCTTGCGTAGGTCGCCGCCTTGTCGCTGTACCCCACCATGATCGGCATGACGCGGAACCCGCGGCAAATCTCGGTGATCTGGAAGGCCCGCGTCTCAAGGTGCTGGGCGTCGACGCCAGTCATCTGCGTCGGCGTGAACTTCGCCCCAAGATCGAGGATCATCGGCTTGCCGGCGCGCTCGCCGCCCATGGCATACTTGTCCAGCCACGCGGAAAGAAACTCATACTTTTCTTTCGAAAGGCTTCCATCCACGCTATAGATTCCACTCATCTTGGCGGAACCCTTGTGCATCTCGGAATGCGCGGCCTCGGACGCAATCGCCAGACCAACGGCCTCGCGCACCAGGCGCACGGCATCGAGCCCGGTGAATCCGTTCCACGACGGCCCCTTGATATGCCATATCGTGTCGGCGGAGAACTCGACACCCTGCCCGATTGCGGGGTTGTACTTGTACGCGATCTTGCCGTCCGCCTTCTTTTCGACGGTGACGAACTGCGGTTCCAGCGGCACAAGCTCGCGGATTTCACGCGCGCTCCCCACGCGTCCTATGAACACATAGGCATTGCCCGTCAACGCCGCGTGAAAGGCAACCGTCTCGCGAAACTCGAAACTCGTCTGCCAGCGGTTCGGGCGCCGGTAGATCACGTCGTACAGCGGATGATCCGGCGCCGGACGGCCGCCATTCTCATCCAAGTAGACCTTGAACGGAACCTGGGCGATGCCTTCGGCAATCACCCGCAGGCAGGCCAGAACCGTTGTCACCTCAAGCGCCGACGCCCAATTGACGGAGATGCCCGTCTTTGACGGAGGCCCGCCGTAGATCTCGCGGAAAAGGTCCAGCGTCGAATACTTCGCTTCCTTCGGACCGAACAGCCGCGTCCACCAGGACATCAGGCGGCTTCCCAGAAGGAGGTTCCGACGTCAGTGGCGGGCATGTGCGCCTCGGCCACCCCCACCGCCATGGCAAGCGCGACCATACCGTCGATCCGGCCATGCGATTTCGACTTGCTCAACTTGCGATTCCCCGCTGGGTCCGTCTGTGTCGTTGCGTTCGCCGCGCACATGGTCAGGACCGGATGGCCACCGTGCGCAATCTCTCCGTTGAGCAGCAGGCTTTCCAGCGTCCGAAGCGCCGGCGACATGCTTCCGAACCCCTGCCCGAACTGCTCGAAAATCGCATGATCGCCATCGAGCTCGTCCTCCGTGAAACCGGCCCGCTGAAGCCATGGCTTCAGGTGCTTCCAGTTCCAGCGGTCAAACGCGATCTTGCGGAACGCCACCCGCTGGTGTTCGTCGAACAGCCGCGCGGCGACGTATTCATACTGGATCGACCGCCCCGGCGTCGTCTCGATGTGGCCCTGCTTGGCCCAGATGTCGTACGGGGTCCGGTCCTGCCGTGATTTCTCGGCAAGCCCCGCCTCCGGCAGCCAGAACACCGGCTGCACGTGCCAGACACCATCGATCTGCGCGACCTTCACGAACGCCGTCAGGTCACTCGTCTCCGACAGGTCGAGCCCGGCGAAGACGTCATGGCCAGCGAAATCATCGGCAACGGCGCCAGCGCACTCGGTCCACACCACACGCGACACGAACGGCGTGTTCATCGCCACGCGCCGGTTCAGAATCAGGTTTTCATACTCTGGCTGGCGGCTCGGCATGCGCTTGGCGTCTGCCGCCATCGCCAGCACTTCCTCCGGGTTCATGAACAGGCCAAACGCCGGGTTCGCCGCCCTGATCGCATCCTCCGAAAACGGGTCCAGACCTTCCGGCGCGGAAGCCATCCGCAGCACGGTGCGCGGGTCGCTCCCCGTCAAGGCGTCATCGATCAGGATCGAGAGCAGATCGCCATCGTTCGGCGCCTGCGTCGAGATGATGATGGACAGCGGGCTTTCCTGCGCCGCCGTCGCTGTCTCCAAGGCCTCGTAAAGGTCCGACTTCGGCCCCTTCACCTGGCCCAGCTCGTCATGCACCGTCAGCGCCGGGCTCAAGCCATAGGCCGTCGAGGCATCCGCCGACAGCGCCCGGTACAGCGTCCCCAGATCAGGACACGCCAGCTGCTTCGCCGTGTCTCGGATCACCGTCACAGCCGACAGTTCCGGCGAAAGCCGGATCATCTTGGCCGCAAGGCTGAACAGAATGGCCGCCTGGTCTCGCGACTGGGCGGCCGAGTTCAGCTGCGAATTCGGTTTCGCCTCCGGCCCGCACAAGTGCAGGAGCAGGATCATCGCCGCCTCGGTGGTCTTGGCGTTCTTCCGGCCCCTCGACAGGATCGCCCGGCGCGTGCCGTGCGGGTTGTCGTAAATCGCCCGGAAGTCCTCCCGCATGTACTCCGCCATCACCAGCGGCTTGCCGACGAACCGCCCTTCCGGCACGCGTAGATAACGCTCGACCCACGCGATGTTGCGTTCGGCGCGGCTGGTGTATGGCGCCCAAGGCGAAGCCGCCTCAGCCTTCCCAGGGCTTGCGGCCGGCTTGCGTTTTCTTGTTGCCACGATGGTTCGTCGTCGATTGCTGCGTGATGCGCATCTTCGTCGCGAGGCTCGTGATTGCCCCACTCTCCCGCTGCTGCATCTTCAGCAGCCGGTCATAGTCCTCGATGCCGAGCCCCGGGTCCGACGTTGCCTTCTCGATCAACTCCGCCAGACGCCGCGCCTGAACGACATGGCGGCAATACTGCCCGAGGATCGGAACCGTCGCCCGGTCGAACCAGTCCGCCGGCATCGTCGAAACAACGGCGTGCCAGACCTCGATCTCTTCGTCGGTCAGGTCATGCGGCGGCTTCTGCCGCTCGACGATCTCCAGCGTATCGGCAGGGTTCGCCAGCGTCATCAACGATGCAGCCGACGGCCTGCCGCGCTTGCGTTTCACTTCACGGCCTCCTCAGCCAGTTTCAGATTTTCAACAAACACACCCAAAACGCGAAAATTACGGTTTATGGGTTTTTTTGAGGCCCCACCGGTCTGGAAAACAAATCACCCTAAAGATTTACCCCCCCCTAGGTTGCATTCGCCGGATGCTTTTGATCTGTCGGCCAACCGTCGATGCCGATTGCCTTGCTGTAGCCGGTTCGCTCCTCGGACTGCTTGCCGCTGTCGTGGCATGGCTTGCAGAGCGTCCAGAGATTGGCCGCGTCCCAGAACAGTTCATGGTTGCCGCGGTGCGGGGTCTTGTGGTCCGCTACAAGCTGCGATGTCCGGCCTTCGAGCCTGCCGCACTTCTGGCAGGTGAACTGGTCACGGACGAGGATCGACCATCGATGGCGCTGCCATGCTGCGGTCTTGTACAGATGGCGATAGGCTTGGGCTTCCGGGCTGCGATGATCTGGCATGTAATTCGTGGCCCCGTGTCGTGGAGGCTTACGGCTTTCCGATCTCTGTTCCCTTCGGCGGCATCGAGGACGGTTGCCAGTCTTGGCGGATGGTGAGGCCAGACCCTGCGACAACCTGAAACGCAAAAAGCCCCGCTTAGTGGCGAGGCCTTCGAATTGTGCCATAGTGAACACATTTTCGAGTACCCGTCAAGAGGTTGCATCTTCCGGGTTGATAACCGGCCTGTAGTCATCGGCATGGGCGACGTGCGGGCGGGTCTTGCGCTCGCCGTAGTAGTGGTGGTCCAAGGCCTGAAGGGCGAGGATGAGAGCGGCATGGGCCTGCGCCTTGGCCAGCTTGGGCGCCTTCTGGCGAAACCACTTCCGGCCCCATTCCTCGACGGGCTGTTCCAACAGCACGAGATCGGTGATCACGGTCGAGTGGATCATGCCGATGGCCTGGACAGCGCGCTTGTAGCTGGTCATGGCGGCGAGCTTGCGGTCGCTTTCGTGCATGATCAGGCCACCGTCCACGACCTCGCGAGCGGGGTCTATGACACCCGATGCTGCGAGGCCGCTATAGTACCAGTCGCCGTAGAAGCGGGTCCCGGCCTGGTACTGATCGCCACTTATCACGCCGCGGCTGGCGAGCCGTTCCAGCGGGTGACCGTCCAGCATGCGGATAGCCTGGTAATGGACGCTGTCGGCGGCGGTGAATGCCTCGACTTGGTCCCCGGCCTTGGCAAGGCGCTCTGGAGTTGGGCCGATGGGATTTCGGTTCACGCTGCGTCGGTCCGCTTTGGGATGAACGGGTAGCCATCGGCCTCCAGCTTGGCGATCAGCTGGGGCGTTGGCGGCGCGGCTGGCGTCTTGAGTTTCAAATTCTTGATGTCTTCCGCCGTGGGATCGGAAAACTCCCGCTTTGGCGGGTTTCTGTCATCGCCGGGATTGTATCCTAAAATTTCTCTCACCACCCGGCGCTTGCGCTCGTAATCAGTTTCCTCGTCCCATGGGCCGACATCTGGTTGCAGTCTATGGTATACGGTGTGCGCCGGTTTGAATTTCTCTTCCCTTTCAATCCTTTCGCGCAACAAGGCATGCACGTCCGCAATCGTGGGCAAGAATTGGCAACGGCTGGCAACACCCGTCCGTGGATCGGTAACCGCAGCAATCTCATCTGCGGTCAAATATGACAGTGCTTCGGCAAAGTTGATGATGTACTCAGGCGGCGCTTTTCCGTAATCCGGGTACGCCGCCAGTATTTTCTTTGCCGCCTTCCTGGCCTCGTCCATCTGCGCGCCGGATGGCCTCATCAAAGACGGCATCGAGCATGTCGAATCCGTCACGGAGGGAAGGTTTTGACTTGGGAGATTGGGATGAGGATTGCCGTACCTGTCTGTCATAGCTCCCTTCCATGAGGCGTGTGAAACTGGATTGTTGAAGGACGAAATCCAAATTGGCCTTCCATCCCCGGTCGTTGTCACCGCACAGGAACGGGCTTCCCCGGATTTTCGCCAATGCATCCATCCAGCCAATCAAGCCGCCACATTCGTTCAGGCGTTGTTTAATTTTTGCCTTGCGGCTGGCGTTGAAAGTTTGCGCCTTTGGCAATCCGAGTTCAGATGCAAGGTCATTGAAGGCATCGAATGCCAACTTTTCCTCACAATCCGTTTTTGCCTCGCGCGCGCTTAAGGAAGGTATTGAAGGTTCTATGACAGGTTCTGCTGTAGCACCGTGCGACTTAGGTTGTTGCTGTGTGCTACGTTGCTCACTGCTACGTAGCTGTGTGCTACGTTGCTGTGTGCGACTTAGGTCAAGCATGATCATGTCGGATGACCGTGACCCATCGCCACGATGCCTCCTCTCCCTGCTCAAAAATCCACAATCTTCCAAATGGTCAAGCGCCCGCATGATGCTATGCCGGGAAAGTTCGGTATCCTCCGCAAGCTGCTCCTGAGAAGGCCAGCAAATGCCCTCTTCATCGGCATAGTTTGCCACGGCCAAAAGAACGGCTTTTGTCGTTGCTGAACCAGTTTTTATGGCTCTTGCCCATGCCATCGCGGAGTAGCTCATATTCTCACGCCGCCCTCTTCAGGCTGCTCAAGACGGAATTAACGGTCTTCTTGATCAGTTCATCGGACAAATGCGCGCCGCTCTCCTTGACGTGATATTCGCAATACCGGTCATCGTGGAGCGCGGCATTGCAGAAGGTATGCCCGCCAGGAACGTTAACATTGTAGCCAACCGGCCACTTGCAGCCGGTCACGTCCAAGATGCTGATGGCGCGGCGCGGGCGCTTGGGAGGGGTGATTTTGAGGACCGGCATGATGCCGCCGGCGGCCCTAGATGCCAGCCCCGGACGCTCACGAGCCGTCTTTGACTTACCACACGGCGTCTTGACCTTCGGCAGCGGCTGGTGGCCTTCGGCAATGCGGATGCGCTGCCATTTGCCGATGACGGCATTCCGCGAACATCCCAGCACCAGCGCAATCTCGCGCATGCTGTTCCCGTCTTTGATCATCGAGCGGAGTATATTTGTCTTGTCATCGGTCCAGAAACTATCGATCATGACGCCTTCCCCCTCATTGCGGCACGGACCATCGCAAGGCTTTCGCCAGTGAGTTCATAGCCAAGCCCGTAATGCGTGGTGATCTTGATCCACGGCACGGCACGGCGGATACGCTTGATCATGGTATCGACGAGCCGGTAACTGCCAAATTCGTGGTTATCCACGCCGAAGTGCATGAGTTGTTCGCGGCTCATGATGCCGCCCTTGGCAAGGGCAACGAGCATCCGCGTCTGTCCTATGGACGTGCCGAACGTCTGATGGACGTTGCGGAGTTCATCGGCCTGCTGAGATTTGAATTCCGCCATCTCGGCCTCAAGGTCACTCACGCGCTGGCGAAGCGCCACCAGTTCGGAAAGCGTTTCCTGGGGGATTCCCGGCATCATAGACCCTTCCTCCTGATGAAGTTGAGCGCATTTGGACCGCACTTTCCAGTTCCGAGATCATGGCTCCGATCCGGCTCCGGTTCGTCTGAACGCTCGAAGTTGACGATGATGCCAGCCAGCCTGAGCCGGGTAAGCTGGGGAGAACAGCAGCGGGACCGCATCTGGTTGTCGCGCTGCATCCACTTGCAATCGGCGCAGAGTTCCGTCATGCCGCCACCAGTGAATCGAACAGGCTGGCGGATTGCGCTTCGACGCCTGCGATATTCTTGCACGCCTGCCGCCAGTAAGCCTCTTTCAGTTCGACGCCGATGAACTTCCGTTTCAGCTTGACCGCGACATATCCCTCGGAGCCAATGCCCATGAACGGGGAAAGAACCACGTCGCCGGGATTGCTCCACAGGATCATCGCGCGTTCGATCAGGTCAAGTTGCAACGGACAAACATGCTTCTCATCCTTGTTATCTTTCGCCATCTTCACGTTGAGCGTATTTGTCTGCTGAATGTCCACCCAAACTGGCGACGCCCATTGCTGCCATTGGTCTACCGGGAATTCATCCGGCGTGTGGCCTATCGGTTCATCGTTTTCCCCAGGTGCGCGGAATACAAGCAGATAATCCGGCATTCCGGTTCGGCTCTTGCTGCTGTCCTTCTGCAATTGCTTGTACAGAAGCCCAAGCGCCTTGGTGCGCGTCATCTCGACAACCGGGCATTTCCAGATCGTGACCCGGCTGTGAAGCGTGAACCCGTGCCGCTCATGTGCGCGGATGATGTCGCCAGAAAAGTCCTTGATGCCGATCTTGCCATCCTTCCACTTGCGGAATGGCAGATCGCTGCAATGCACCGCCACAAGTCGCCCCGGCTTCATCACTCGGGCCATTTCCTCGATCAGAAATTCGTAGTGATCGAAGAACTCCCCATCCGATGAGGAATTGCCCATGTCGGCTTCACTGTCGGAATAGATGAACAAATCACCGAACGGAGGCGAATAGACGGAAAACCCCACAGACTTATCCGGTAACTGACGCACCACGTCCACGCAATCGCCATTGATGGCGCTGAATGTGTCGCCTGATACCTGGTTCAAGCAGCGAAACTCTTTAGCCATGATGGCCACCTCCCCTGATGCGTTGGATTGTATGAAACCTTGATGGCCGCAGCCCGATGCCCCGCCCGGCGCATTGCCGTAGCCATTGCGCTACGCATGGTGTCATGATCCGCAGCCTTGCGGTCAATGACGCGGCCAATCTGATCTTCGCCTTCGGCAACTGCGATATGCACATTCACTGGCTTTGTTTGGCCAAAGCGCCATGAACGGCGGACGGCCTGATACCAAGCTTCATAGGAGAATGACCGCCCCACAAATCCCATGGAATGAGCATGTTGCCAGTTGAGGCCAAATCCCGCGACGCTGGGCTTTGTGATGATGACGCGGGCTTGCCCGAGCGCAAATGCCTCCAGGTTCTCTTCCTTCTTCTCAATCGGCATGGACCCGCGAACTTCAACCGCGTCCGGCATGATGGCCTTGACGGCATCCGCCTCGTAATCTGTGTCCGTCCAGACGATGAACGGTTCGGAATTGTCGGCAATCGACGCAATCAGTTCGGCGCGGGCCGTGGCTGTCTGGCGCTTCACATCATGCATATTCGTTGCGCTCAAATCAGCGGCAAACAATGAACCTTCCATGGGCTTGACGTTCGAGCCGGCGGCCTTGTGGCGGATGACGTTCAGCGGCGGGAGGATGTAGCGCGAGCCGTCAAATCCCAGGTCTTCCGGGTTTTGCGCCATACGCGACCATGAGGCCATCCAGTCCCAGAAATCCTCCGCAGCGTGGCCCTTGAGCCGCCATTGCTGCGATGCCTCTTTGGTGTCATTGATAAACCACCGCATGAGCATTTCATTCGCTGGCATAATGCCCAGGAATGCAGATTGATTGCCCAACTCCATATGGTCATTCGGCGCTGGCGTAGCCGTGGCGGAAAGGCGGAAACGATGGCTAGAGAACAGACCAATTAGCGCATCGCTAGTCCGTCCCCCAAAGCTCTTGAGAATGGAACTCTCATCCAGCGACACAGCGCCGAATTCCTGAACGTCCAGCTTGTCGATCCGGTCATAATTGCAGATGTTGATACCGTCACGGGCTTCCGACTGATCGCGGATCACGCGGGCTTCATATCCAAGCGAACGGGCTTCCCGCTCAATCTGCTTGGCCACGGCAAGCGGTGTTAAAAGCAGCGCCTTGCCGTTAGATTGCTCCGCAGACTGTGCAGCCCATTCCAACTGGCAACGGGTTTTCCCAAGGCCAGTGTCTAGGTATAGACCCGCGCGGCCCTGCCGAAGACAAAACGCCACGCATTCCTTCTGGAAGTCAAACAGGTGATCTGGCAACGACTTCGGCTCAAAGCCTGAAGACTGAGCGCGCGGCGCTTTGCGCGCGAGGAATTCCGCATAAGCCGGGTTCATGCCGCCACCTTCCCGCCTGCAAACGCAATCGCATCATCCACGCTCCGCAAAATCGTCACTGGCCAATTCTCCATGAAAAGCTGCTGATCGCGGGTGAGACGGCCCGTCCTCGTCTTCACCTCTGCCAGGTAGACGGTGCCACGGTGCCAGATGAGAAGGTCGCAAGGGGTATCCATACGGTGGACGATGCATCCCATGGCCTCAAGCGCGGCGATGATCCGGGATTCGTTCGCGTCCCTGCGAGCGTTGTGGCGGCGGATGCTCATGCGGCATTTCTCCGTTGCGATGCGACATAGGCGCCCCATCGTTCCGCCATCGCCGCAGCGATGCCTTCGAACGTGCGGCTCCGTTCCTTCCACCGGTCAGGACCGGGCGGCATCTTGTGAACGCGGGCCTCCCTGCCCTCTACGATGTTTGTGGGCGTCAGCTTGGGAAGGTTCTTGAGCCATAGACAGGTTGCTTTCGTCTCGCCGTGGCCGAACTGCCATGGCTGGATGATCTGATCAGGCTTCCTGATGCGGCTGCTTATGATGCTGATGGGGTTTTCGAGTGCAATGTGCGGGATTGGCGCTTCAAGAAGTCGCCTCACGAAGTCGAGAGATTCGGCCTGTTCACGCTGCTTGTCCTTGAACCAGCGCGCACCGCTGACGGCCAGATGGGTGCAAGGGGGGTGAGCAATCATCAAATCCCAATCCCAATTCCAAGCATACGCAGCGTTAATTGCATCTATTTGATAATGGTATTCACTTGCATCATCAGCGGGGAGCAAATCGCAAGAGAATGCATCATGGCCCAGCGCACGGAAGGCGCGGCGCACCACGCCGGAAAACTCGCAGGCGATGAGCACCCGCAGTCTTCTCATGCCGCCCTCTCAATGTGATTGACTTCATGCGATGGAAACGGGCGCGACTCGGCGGCATGGAGAAACCGCCTATCTGTCGCCGCGCCCGGCTCACGGGATGCCGGGTGGAGAACAGCCCCGCGGGCATTGGTGCGATCAGCGCGGAAATCATCCGCAAGCTTACGGAATGAGAAGTGGCCCCGGCGGGAAGTGGCGGATGCCGGGGCCAAGTTGCTGCCGCGCGGTGTGTGGCGCGCTGCCCTGACCCGGAGGGAGGTCCGGGGGTAGGTCTGGGCTGGCAGGGGAAGGGATGTCATGCGGCGTCTCCGAAGATGTCGGGACGCAGTTCGCGGCGCGGAATGCCGGTGATCCGTTCAATATCCTTGACGCGATCAACCGGAATAATCGTCCATTGATAGATGGCCTGCCGGGCAATGCCCAACTCGCCAGCAAGACGCGCCATGCCACCAACCTTTTCGGCGGCGTGGAGAAGGATATGCGGGCGCTTCGGTTTCATGCCGCAAGAGATAGCGCGGCTTTCTTTTTATGTCAAGAGCCGCTTTCCGCGACATGGCAATTAGAGGGGAGTAGAAGGGGCCATGTCAAGATTTGCTCAGAAGATCAAGGAATTGCGCTCAGCCAAGCGTATGAGCCAAGCGGAACTAGGCGATATCGTAGGCGTCACCAGGGCCGCCGTTCAGCAATGGGAGCGGGGAACAACAACGCCAAGCCTTGAGAACCTCTCTATTTTAGCGCGATTTTTTGATATTTCCCTAGCCCAGCTTCTCGGAACACCAGATGAGAATGAATCGGTTGATGCGGAGTTGCGCGAGCTTCCATCCGATGTGGCGGCCATTTTGAAACAGTCATTTTTGACGACAATTCGGACGATGAAACCACCCAAAAAAATTTGATGCGATAGAGGTTTAGCAGTTTCTTCGACCTGACTGTCAAGTTTCGCTTGCCTTTTTGGGATAGTGCAGCTATCTTGCTCTCAATCAACCGGAGAGCACCCCATGGACATCACCCACGCCAGTTTCCGCGCCACTGACGCGGCCCGATACCTCGCAATGGCGGCTTATGCCGTCATCATGGCGAAGACCGATGACAACGGTGCCGGATGGCCGCTCAAGCGCGCCATTGAGGAATTGACCGATTGCGCCAACTCGCTTGGATTCGTCCTTGTGCCGATCGCTGAGCGTGCTGCGGAAGCCGAAAAGGTGGAGTCGGTGTCATGATTACCACAACCCTCAACCGCATCCGTGCGCATAGCCCTTGCGAGGATGGATGGCGCAAGCTGCTGGCCGGACTTGGCAAGACCGCTCCCGACGATGAGCCGTTGCCATTTTCTCGCATCGTCGAAATCAACGGGCTGTATGATGCATTGTGGTGCTGCCGTGCTGAACCTCAATACGCCCGCGAGTGGCGGCTATTTGCGGTGTTTTGCGCCCGTCAAGTGCGGCACCTGATGACGGACCCGCGCTCTATCGCTGCGCTGGATGTTGCGGAGCGGTATGCGCGGGGCGATGCGCCTAAGGAAGAGTTTGCCGCCGCAAGGGCCGCCGCAAGGGCCGCCGCATGGGCCGCCGCAAGGGACGCCGCACCGGAAGCCGCATGGGCCGCCGCATGGGCCGCCGCAAGGGACGCCGCACCGGAAGCCGCAAGGGCCGCCGCAAGGGACGCCGCACCGGAAGCCGCAAGGGCCGCCGCAAGGGACGCCGCACCGGAAGCCGCATGGGCCGCCGCAAGGGCCGCCGCAAGGGCCGCCGCAAGGGCCGCCGCAAGGGCCGCCGCACCGGAAGCCGCAAGGGACACTCAAAAATTTGAGTTCCTGCGTGTTGTCACTGAGACGGAGGCACGGCCATGACCGCCCGCCACGCGATGCTCTGCCGCGATTGTGAGGGCAACGGCCAAATCTGGGCGCAGTCACTCGTAAACCCCAGCGACCGCCCAAGCTGGGAAGAATGCCAGCGGTGTCATGGCACGGGCTACGAGCCGCCCAAGCACATGCCCACGCCCAGGTGTGACGATCAAGAAGGCGACGACGCATGAGCCGCGCTGCATCTCAGATGCTCTGGGGCTTTGCAGTGCTCGCGTACAGCTTCGGCCTCATCACCCTCGCGGCCAGCATGTGGCCGGTTTGCCAGTAAGGAGGCAACAATGAGCGATATCGATTACAGGCTGCACACAGCCATACAAGCCGCAGATGTTCTGAAAGAGCAGTTGCGCAAAATCGCAGGCGATGACGTGGACGTGATCCGCGACACTCTGGAAGGCGAGATTGATCTTCGCGGCCTGATCTGTATTGCCGCAGAACACAATGTTTCCGATGCCGGGCTTGTGGATGGCCTGTCAGAACTGATCAAGCGGCTATCTGCGCGGCGCGCCCGCATTGAAAAACGCATTGCAATGCGGCGCGTTGCCATTCTTGCCGCGATGGCATCCGGCGAAATCAAGACAGTTGAAACGCCTGCCGGGACCATCACGCGCAAGCCTGTTCCGCCTTCCGTACTGATATTGGATGAGGCTGCCATCCCAGCAGAATTCTGGAAGCCCGTTGATCCCAATCTCGACAAGAAGGCCGTTGGCGATGCGCTCAAGGCGGGCCGCGAGGTTCCTGGGGCGATGATGAGCAACGGCGGCGAAACCATAGCGATAAGGGTTTGATGATGAGCAATGTTGTTGCATTGACGGATGCATTCCGTCCCGCGCAGATTCAGTTGATCCAGCGCATGAACCCTGACTGCAACTCGGTGGAGTTTGACCAGTTCTTGCATGTTTCCGCGCAGCTTGGCTTGGACCCGCTACGGAAGCAAATCTACGCATTTGTGTTCAATAAGGACAAACCGGATCGGCGGCGCATGTCGATTGTGATCGGCATTGACGGTTTCCGGTCTGTTGCCAAGCGGAGCGGAGAATACAGGCCAGACACTCGCGCGCCACGGTTCACTTATGATCCGTCGATTGCGAACGATGCTACGAACCCGCTTGGACTTGTGTCAGCGGAAGTGTCCGTTTTCCAGCACTCGCACGGCGCATGGCATGAGGTGACGGCAGTCGCATACTGGGACGAATTTGCGCCCATTGTGGAAGGCGGCAAATGGGTAAGCGGCGAAGACGGACGCCGCCAGTTCCGCAAAGACGGGACGATGCAACTGGACCCTAACAAGGACAACTGGCGCAAGATGCCGCGCGTGATGTTGTCCAAATGCGCCGAGGCCCAAGCCATCCGACGCGCATGGCCGGAAGATTTGAGCGCCATTTACTCTGACGAAGAAATTGACCGGGCGAAGACTATTGACCTGACCGCAACCGAAATTGCGGAACAAGCCAATGTTGAGGCGCGGCTTGCGATGATTGGCGGCGCTGAGGCCATTCTTTTTGACATGGGTGACGGGTTGGAGCGCATTCCGCTTGGCAAGGCCACCGACATGATCCTTGACCGGTTTCGCACGATGAAGCCTCACGAAGTGTTGCAATGGCGGAACATGAACAAGATACCGCTTCAGGAATTCTGGGCGCGAAACAAGACGGATGCGCTGGCGCTGAAAAAAGAGATTGAGCGGATCGAGAATGAGGCGTCCGCATGAGCAAGCCCATTCAGTGCCCGAATTGCGGCGAGGAAATCAGCGGCGATTACATGAGCGCGGACAATATGCGCCGGATGTTCTTCGCCACGCTCCGCGACGTTCACGCCAATCTCCGCGACGAGTTCCGTGATCGCTGGCCGAATGCGGAAATAATGCGGAAGCATGTGCTCATTGCCATTGGCTACTGCGATGCGATGACCGTGGCAGTTGGATCGAAGGCCGCAGCGCCTGCCGTAGCCAATGCGTTCAAGATGCAAAATCAATACTGCATCGCCACCGTTCGCGGCGACGTGGTGACGATCTTCACGGCTCGGAGCATGGCGCGGCGCGCGCTGCCGAAAAAGGAATTCCGCGACGTGGTGGAGAAGGTTTTTGCCTACATTGCCGCTCAGACCGGCATTGATCCGAGCCAATCCCAGGAGGCCGCATGACCGCGCTTGCCAGACATTCGGAAGATACCGTCCCGGCCTTCCCATTGGGCCATCCCGTCGATGGCCGGGAGAGATACGGCATGACGCCAGCACAGGCGCGGCTGTATCGTTGGCTGGTGGCCAACCGCCCGCATGATGAGGCGTTTGTGTTCAGTTACCGCGGGGCCGGCAGAGAGTTGGGCATGGCGGAATCAACCGTCCACTGGCTGGTTTACGAACTGATAGACCGGGGATGGATCGAAGCCATCACGCAACAGGACCGGAACAAGCCGTTTCTCTGGCGTTTCGTCCACCCTGTCATGATGTTCAATGAGCCTCGCAATGGCTGACTTCGTTCTGACAGGCCGTACAGTGGCCGAATGGATCGGGAGGACGCCCGATGCCCGCCCGCCGAAATCTGTGATTGATCGTCTGTTTTTGCGCCAGAAAGGCAGATGCGCTCTGACTGGCCTCAAGGTCAGGGCGGGGGAGAAAACCCACGCGGATCATATCGTCCCATTGAAGGACGGTGGAGAGAACCGCGAAACAAACTTGCAGTTGGTCATTGCTGCGGCACATGCCGAGAAGACCTCCGACGAAAACAGCGCCAGGGCGAAGGAACGGCGCATTCGGCTCAAGCATGCTGGCCTATGGCCGAAATCCAGTCGCCCAATCCCATCGCGCGGCTTTCCCAAGCGCCGCGAAGCAGACCCGGACACATAGGAGCAAACAATGACTGATCTTGCATTACATGCCGTGATTGCCGTTGCCGTTCTAGTTGCCGCCGCAATCATCTGGTTGTCCCGCATTGTGCGCATTCCGAGCGAACCGGAGTTTGACGGCGGATTCCGGCACGACAACCGGCCCCGCGCGATTACCCGGATCAGGTGCAACGATATGGATTGGGAAATACGGTGATGAACATTCTGACAATTGTGCAGGAACTGCGCGCCGAGAAGGCGGCGGGCAACGACATGGCCGATCAGCTGGTGGAGCGGATTGACGCCCATATCCGCGACCTTGAACTTCTCAAGGCATGGGTGAAGGACAGCGCGACGGCCCGTGACATGGCGCTTGGCGGGATGCTGGGCATGGAGCCGGAAGCGGCTGCGCCTGCGGTCATCGAGGCGGTTGAACAGACGGACGCCGCGCCATGAGCACGTTTTTGCCGGGCGTGGCTGGGCTGGGCAGTGCTGGGCGTGGCAGGGCCAGGCATGGGGCTGTAGAGCCGATCACAGAGAGTTTCACGGGGCTCGGCGTCGCAGGGCACGGCTTGGCGCGTCATGGCTAGGCTTGGCTAGGCAAGGGGCCGTATGGCCAATTTACAACGGAATTCACGTGGCTGGGCTGGGCGTGGCGGGGCGAGGCAAGGCGCGGCTAGGGTTCGTATGAACAACAGGAGAGAGAAATGAGGACTTATCACATTACGATTACCGGTACTCAGCCGCTGCTGATGCACCACGATGATATCGACTGGTCCGACGTCATGGAAAAGTGGAAGCTGCATCCTGACAACAAGCAGGCATCGAAGGCCGGTGACGACCGCAGCCCGGCGTTCCGCTGGATCGGCAACCTGTACCGGGACGAAAGCGGGCGGATTATTATTCCCACCGACAACATCATGCGCTGCCTCATGGAAGGAGCGACGATGGTGCTTGTGCCCGGCGGCAAGAGCGGCAAGACGTTCAAGGCGCAAAGTCAGTCCGGGATCATGCCTCGTGCCGTCGGCTGGGAATTGATGAGCGCAGGTAAGAGCATTGACACATCGCAGCTTGACCGGTTGATGAAGGAAAAGGATTTCGCGAAGCACGAGGAAGCCGCGCGGAAGATGGGTTTCACGCTGTTCAAGAAGCGCGCGAAGATCGGCCAGTCGAAGCATGTGCGGGTGCGCCCCCGTTTCGATCAGTGGTCCGCTTCTGGTGAGTTGCTGGTTGTAGATGAGCAGATCACGGACGATGTCCTGAGCGACATTCTGGAGATGGCCGGGAAGTACAAGGGGCTTGGCGACTGGCGGCCCAGCAGCAAGACCCCTGGCACGTTCGGCATGTTCACGGCGGCGGTGAAGAGATTGAGTTAGGTATGGCTCGGCCGGGCAAGGCGCGGCTGGGCACGGCATGGCTAGGCTTGGCTAGGCAAGGGGCCGTATGGCCATTTCATTTCAACAGGAGAATAGCATGAGCAAGTTGTTTTTCGGAGGCGTGCCGACAGGACCGGAAGTCGACCGGCTGATGAAGGGCCTCACCATCGAGGCAGGCGCGCGTATACCGTACGAAACAGTTGAGCAGCTGACCGGCGTGCGCGTCGATGAAAGCCGATTTATGTCGGTCACAAATGCCTGGCGGAAGCGGGTGTTTCGCGAAAAGGCGCTGGAGGTCAAGGCCGAGGGCAAGTGCTTCCTGATCCTGACACCGGACGGAGCCCTGTCCAGCGGCATTGCCGCCTTCCACCGCGTAGGCCGCGCGCTGGGCCGCACAAACGTCAAGGTTTCGGTCATCAACGAGACGCAACTCAGCCCGGAGCGTGCCAGCACCAAGCGCCTGCTGCAGCGCGAGATCGGGCTTGTGTCCGACGCCGCCCGCCGCGCCGCCAAGGAGATCGCCGCGCCGAAGCCGGTGGCGACGATCACGCGCCTGCACGACAAGGCCAGCAACGGCGAATGAACCACATCCTCGCCATCATCATCACGACCGGCGCGGCCTGCGTTTCGCCGCTCACGGCGGATCCGGGTGGCGTCACGGTTGAGAAGGTCGAGTGCGCCAAGATCGTCCAGTATCACAGCGCCAATCCGTTCAAGGCTGTGCAGCAGCCGAACGTCGTCTCGGTAGCGAAGCCGAAGCTGGTGAAGGCGGCGGAGTAATAGAATCAACAGGAGATGAGCAGATGACGATATCACTGACGGTTGAACAAGCCATCGCCCTTGCTGGCGTCTTGAACGGCGTGAAGTCAGAACCGCCAAAAGAAGCCATTGGCAAGATCGGACGCCCGGTCATTGTACGGAGCCGCGACGCTGGCGTTCTCTTCGGAGAATATGCCGGGAACGACGGATCGACCGTTCATCTGACCAACGCTAGGCAGCTGTGGAAATGGCACGCTGCGCAAGGCGGTACGCTGATCGATTGTGCGCGTTATGGCGTCAAGGCAAGTAATTGCAAGTTCAGCCCGGCACAGGCCACGGTCACGGTGTTCAACGCCTGCGCATTGATCGACTGCAAACCAGATGCGGCGGCGTCCATTATTGCAGTGGAGGGTGGGTCATGGGAGTGATGATCTTTGTTACTGGGTATGATCCGGAAAAGGACGGGTCCGGGTACGGGTACGGGTCCGGGTCCGGGTACGGGTCCGGGTACGGGTACGGGTCCGGGTCCGGGTACGGGTCCGGGTCCGGGTACGGGGATGGGGATGGGGATGGGGATGGGGATGGGGAATGACCCCCCTCCTCGCCATCGTGATCCCGACGCGCAAGCCGAAGCTGGTGAAGGCGGCGGCGGAATGATGAAACGTCCTGATAAATCCTTCGGCCCATCGGCCAGCATTGACCATGAGACATTGGCGATCACGCTGTCGTGCAGCATGTGCATATTCCGTCTTTTTCCTCATGCTTGCCGCGCCGAAGACCCGCCGCGCCAGATGGAACCTGGCGGCACGCCAGAATGGTGCCGATACCGGGATGGGATTCTGGAGGACGTGGAAGCCGCCAAGGCGCGGATGATCCGCGACCGTGCATTGATCATGCCTGAAATCGCAACGAATCAATAAAGGAAACCGGGAAATGACCGATCAAACCTTCAAGCCGATGCACGGTTTTGTTGGAGACACAGCCATTGGAGATGTCGGCTGGGTATGGTGGATGGACGAATGGGTTCCGGCCCGCATTCTTAAGGACAATGATGAGGTCTTTTGCGTCTGCCTCATGCCTGATGGCTCCGAGTGGCTCAGGATCGGCCCAAACGAGGATGATCCTGTTTCCCGCATGCCGTGGTTTGAAATCCATACTCCACCGTATGAGATCGGTGGAGATGATGCGGTTGTCACCAGTTCTGTTACCTATCGTGACGGATGCGGTAGCTGGACGTATTCATGGCGCATGCCATTGGAGGGCTCCTACAAGGTCAGCCAGAGCATCTATCAGAATGCCAAGTCGCTGATTGACGGGCAAAAGGCGGGATGAGCACTCTTCTCGCCATCATAATCTCGACCGGCGCGGCGTGCGTCTCGCCGGTCGCCTATGAGCCGGGTGGCATGACCGTCCAGAAAGTGCCGTGCGCGCGGATCGTGCAATATCATTCGGCCAATCCGTTCAAGGTGGTGCAGGAGCCGAACGTGATCACGGCGGCGGCCGCAAAGCCGAAGGCGGTCAAGAAGGCCGTCCAGAAGGCCCAACGCAAGGCGAAGAAATCGAAGCGGAAGGCACGGCGATGAGGATAACGATAGCCGGTGCAGATGCGCCTGATCCGTGGCAGCCGATAGAGACGGTTCCGAAAAACGGGACGCGGCTGCTGCTGGCATACCAAACGCCATATAAAAAATGGCGCAGGGTAGTGGCGTTCTATGCTCCAAAACTCACCATTGAAACCAATAATGACGATTGCAGCGATTGGCACGAGTACGACGAAGCCAACGACCGCTATTGCCTGCCAGAAGGCTGGTATGAGTGCATCGAAAACTGGGATGATTACAGCAGCGTTCACATGAGCGGAGTTGACCCTACCCACTGGATGCCCCTCCCGCCACCGCCGAAAAAGGAGGAAGCATGATAACCACAACCCTCAACCGCATCCGCACTCACGGCCCATGTTCAGACGGCTGGGAAAAACTGCTGAAAGGCTTGGGCAAGACCGCAGCCGATGACGAACCGCTGCCCTATGCGCGGATTGTCGAAATCAATGGACTAGATGACGCCCTGTGGTGCTGCCGCGCCGAGCCGCAGCACGCCCGTGAGTGGCGGCTGTATGCTGTGTGGTGTGCCCGTCAGGTCCAGCACCTGATGACGGATGAGCGCAGCATTGCGGCTCTGAACGTGGCCGAGCGCCACGCCAGGGGGCAGGCAAGTGACGCCGAATTAGAGGCGGCGTGGGCGGCGGCGTGGGAGGCAGAGGCGGCGGCGTGGGGGGCAGAGTCGGCGGCGAGGGAGGCAGAGTCGGCGGCGAGGGGGGCAGAGTCGGCGGCGAGGGCGGCAGAGTCGGCGGCGAGGGCGGCGACGTGGGCGGCAGAGTCGGCGGCGAGGGCGGCGGCGTGGGAGGCAGAGTCGGCGGCGAGGGCGGCGGCGTTGGCGGAGGCGAAGACCGATCAAACTGCCGAGTTTCTGCGTGTGGTCAATGGTGGAGAACAATGAACATCACCATCCCGCCCGAGGCGCTGGAGGCAGCCAAAGAAGCTATCACCCCGCTGAGACATAACCAGTTTGTGACTACAAGCCAACTAGCCCGCGCCGCCTGCCTCGCCATGCTGAAGGCGTGGCAGACCGAAAAGCACAAAATGATTGTCGGCGTAGCCATTGATGAAGTTGGCGGGCAGTGCCCCGCCATCATCCTCCCCCTGCCGCAGGAGAACACCGATGACTGACGCACGCGAGGCGCTGAGAGAGCGGGTGGCGAGAGCGATGTATGACCGCTGGCGCACAACCCGCCCCAATGCCCCTATCTTCGACAACCTCTATGCGGATGCGCGCGAAAGCGAGTTGGCCGATGCAGACGCCGCCCTCTCCGTGGTGCTGGAGGAAGCGGCGAAGGTGGCGGAAGCATTTCCGGCGAGAACTCACGGCAATCTTGCTACCGCGCCTTATGCTGCCGCTGAACAGGCGGGAGACGAAATCGCCGCCGCCATCAGGGCGATGATGGGGAAGGACTAGCGCCATGAAACTATGGCATTATGTCATTATGGATATTGCAGTTTTTGCCGCAGGTTATTGCGCGGGCCTGTTGTTCTATTAGCGCCTCAGCACCAGCGGCCCAGCCCCCAGCATCGTCGCAATGAGCAGATAGGACCATTCGAGCGCCACGCCGGGCGAAGGCCACGCCGCGCCGGTCATGACCTGAAAGGCCGGGGCGCCGATCTGATAGAACACCAGCACTGACACTTGCAGGAACAGCGTGGCTGCCCATGCCCGCTGCAGGATTGGCGATGCCTTGAGCGTAGCCTGAGTGGCCTTCGCCGTGTCCGCCGCCGCCTGCGCCCAGCTGGCCTCGATCCGCGCCCCAGCTTCCTCGGCTGCGATCCTCACGCGGCTGTCAAATTCTGCCTGAGAAACCTTGCCCTGCTCTTTCAGTTTGTAGAGCTCGAGCAGCTTGCCGAGAAAATCCCCGGTCAGATATTTTGCGATTGTGACGGCAAGTCCGATCACGCGGGCGGTGCCTTGTTCTGGTCTACCAGCCGCCCGGCGATGCCGCCAATGGCGAGCGCCACGAGTATCCACGGCTGCCATTCAGGCGGCACCCATGCCCTGACATCGGCCGGCAGAGCGGGCCAGACTATGGGCAGGACGGCGATGATGGCCAGCGCCTGAACGCTGAACCAGCGCCACGCCTCGCGCCAATCATATACGAGCTTCATGGCGTCACCTCACAGGATGGCCGCGAGCAGGATCAGCAGCACCAGCGCCGACGCGGCGATCACGGCAATGGCACCGGGGACGCCAAGGCGGGCGACAAGGGCGGTCCAGTAGGCGGAAATACGGTCCATGGTATTATCCTTTCATCATCCAGGTTGCGAGGGCGGCGATGAGAGCAGCGGCGGCACCGAGCACCCACGCCGCGAGGCTGGCGCCGGGAGGCTCCGGCTGGGGCTGGACGGGCTGCGCGGGCTCGGGGGCGGCAGGGGTAGCCGGGGGAGGCGGAGCGGCTTCCGGCGGCTTCTGGGGGGCGGTGGCGGATCGGAGGAAGAACGCCCTCTCATCCATTCGGCGGTTCACCAGCCCTTGCAGCACCTTGCCGCCCGCCTTGTTCCACATGAGGAAGGCGTCCGCCGCGCCGGGAATGTCGCCAGAGTTGAACCGGCGGACAAGGGTGCTTCCGGCGAAAGCTCCCGGCCCGATGTTGTAGCACAGGCTCACCATGGCATCGAACTGCGGTTGAGACGGAGCGCGGGTCAGTGCCCTGGTGACGGCGGCCTCGTATTTGACCAGTGATCGTACCAGGTAGTCATCCGCCTGCTGTTGCGTGATGACCATTCCCTTAGTGACAGGAACGATACCGGCGGCAGATGTCAGGCCGTAGCCGATTGTCCATACGCCAACGCTGTCCTGATATGCCTTGAGGCGACAACCTTCCCATTTCTTGATGAGGTCGATGCCGGAACGAGACGTCTTCACGCGAACCTCCCATTCTGAGTTCGCTGGACTTTCAAAGGTTTTGCAGCCAGAGCGTCAAAAGCCTCTTGGTAACTGACGCCGAGACGTGTTACGCGATTTGTTACAGCACTTCCGGTTACGCCGATAAGTTTGGCGGCATCCTTGAGCATAAGCCTCTCCCCATTAAACTCTACCCACCGATTGCGACGATTGTTTCTGGCTTGCTGCGCGGCAGTTGCCCATCTGCAATTCTTGGGGCTATATGGACCATCATTATCTATCCGGTCGATAGACATACCGTCCGGGGCAGCCCCCATATCAGAAAGAAAATTGCAAAAGTCATTCCACCTCGGGTCAATGGTGATCCCACGATTCATGTAGTTGTGGGGGTCAATCCGCCCAAACACACGCATTCGCATTGCCTTCCATATGCGATACGTTCGAGTGCGTGCGCCACGCCGTGAATGGCCGTGCCGTATGTTCGGATGCAATTGCAGACTGTCATAGAATGCTTTCATGGGGAGTTCCTCTAGGTGTTGGGGGGCGCCCAGAAGCAGTAGGCGGAGCCTTTCTTATCGTCGGGCTCACCCGTGAAGGGCATCACGGGGTCGTAGCTGCGAAGGCAGATATGGAAATTGCCGTCCCAGCTGGGCTGAATGCGGTCCCAGGTGATGAGGGTGTCGACCGGCGCCGTACGGTAGGGGTTGATTTGCCGGGCCTGATCGGCCGTCATGCGGATCCGGTAGCCGTCGAGCTCGCCCTCGATCATGCCGGGCTCCACCTTGAGGATTGCGCAATCCTCGCCGCCGCAGCAGCCGTTGCCGAATACCGGATCTCGGAGGCCGGTATACGGGTCGTGCGCCGCCGCGAGGACCGGCGCCAGAAACACGAAAGCCGCCACGAGGGCGGCCAGAACGGCAAGACGGCGCATGCGTGTTCTCCTACAGTTTCGGGATACTCCAGACGAAAGAAGCAATCTTGGCGATGACGGCGCCCATGGCGGCGGAAATGGTTCCGACACCGACGAGGATCTTCCATCCGCCCTTGGCCTGATCAATCAGGCTCTTCATGGCGGTGACTTCCTTCTTGAGTTCAAGGATCTGTTCGTTTGCATCCGTGACCATGTTTTTCAGATCTGAGACGGCGATGTTGTATTGCTCCTGTTGAGAGCGAAGCATCCGGTCATGGAGTGCCGCCTGATCCTTCATCTCATCCACAATCATGGCAACGGTCGCCTGAAGCGCGCCGATGTCGCGGTCGAACGATGGCGTTGGGATAGGCGGCGACATCATCTGCTCCTCTTCTTGTGCAAGCTGCAAGGTTGTTGATCAGGCGTACCAGCCGCGATCCCACAGCGTGAGAAGGCGTCGGAAATAGCGGTCATATCGTTCTGCTATGGTCTCGAGCGAGTAGAGCCGCTGGGCGCGTTCACGAATATAGGCATAGTCGAGTTGGTCAACCTTGGTGGCCGCTTCCACGAACTCGGAGAGCATCCGGCACCGGAATCCGGTCTTGCCATGCTCCACCGTCTCGGTCATCGCTCCCCAATCCGTCGAGATGACCGGCGTCCCGCAGCCCTGCGCCTCGACCGCCACGTTGCCGAAGGGTTCGATGTAGGTCGTTGGCACGAA